CATCCGTTGGGTTAGCGTGTAACTCTACTCCACCAAAGGCGATAAGGCTGTCTTCGCGCGGTTGGAACTGTGTGGCTGCGTTGCCAAGTTCTAATTGAGGGTTAGAATAAACGAAACTACCTGCGGTTGAATTTGTTGTAGCAATATAAATAATCCCACTTGCTGGTGCAGTAAATGAAGTACTCGTCACACCATTAGTGCTAGCTAAAATTGTTCCTGTACTATTAGTATCAACAATTAAAAAGTATGTGACGGTACTTGCAACATCTCCCTGTGAAAAGGTGTAGCGTTGTCCAGGTATAACATTGAGAGTTATATTACTGCGTTGAGAACTGCCAGTTGGATTAGCAATTAACTTATAGGGTTCCGCTACTTTAGCGTATACATGTAGTACCCATGCTTGATCTGAAAATGGTGGTATCAAATTCCGACCATACCGTTTTACCCATAACCCATCTACTCCATTAATACCAGGAGGGACGAAAGGCCAGCGTTGTGCAATTTGATCCGATGTCATGCTGTCGAAAGAAATGTAATCAGACGCCGATACTTCGATTACACGAAGGCTATCGAACTGTACCCACCCCACGGTTCCTAATCCATTATAGTTGTATAAACGTAGGATGATAGTTCCCGATGTTGTCGGCATGAATTTAACTGAGTGTGTTTTTGTTGCGGCAGAAGTTACAGAGGTGGCATTGATTATTGTACTTGTTCCACTCGCAGCAGCGAGATGTGCGAGCGAGGTACCATCTGTTACAACATCCACGAGAGCCACATAGCGTTTACCAGACTCAACCGTAATATTACGCTCTAATCGTCTAGGTGTCCCCGTATCAGCTGCAGTTGAAGTGATACGTTGTGCCTTACCGCCATTTATCGACACTAGGGATGGCGTTGCTCCGTAAAGCGTAGCTGCCCAACCGTCGGCCATTCCGTCCGAGTTACTATCTGTTTTAAAACTGTCAGATAATAATGGCATTAACGTCCTTCCCTGTACCTTTAATCCTTGTAGTCTAGCGTTCTTTGTTGCGTTTAGAATTTGCTGACCCGCTGCTAAATTGATAGAAGTGAGAGATTCAGTATTCAACCTGTTATTAATCGGAAGCACTGCTGCATCTGCTTTAGTCTGAGATCCTGTTGTTGTTTCTTTGGCGTTCCATGTCACCTTTTCAGTATCCGTTGCAAAACGATGTGTAGCATCCTCTACAACTTCAGATCCGTTAACGTTTCCCCAAGATATGCTCCCAGCTGTTGTTCCAGCTTTAAGTACTTTGCCATTGTTACTAGTACCCGTAGCTGGTACGTGTTGATTACCATCTCCTGTAGGATGTGTATAATTATTAGCTCCGGTAGCTACTCCAGACAATTTTGTCTTTTCCGCTGTCGTGTAATCATTGGTAGATAATTGCTTGCCGGATACCTTATCTACCTTATTACCAACTGTTGTGTCTATTTTATCCCAGTTATCATTGAGCATAGTATCGATGTTAAAAGTATCATTACCATCGGTAACTGGGTTAACTTTGAGTAAATTCAAATTGGGTGTATTACTGGACAACAGGCCCACCTCCCGCAAATTTATTTAATAGCGTCTGCTGCAATTGGTTGATTGTCATGATCTTATGCACCTCTTTGATAAGCAAATAACGGTAGGCATAAGACAAAATCATATGAGCCGGTTTGATATCCTCTAAAGCTTTTTTAAGGTCATCTATGTTAATTGGCACACCCAATGTATCAATAAAGGTAATCACGATCTTATACTCAACTGGAGATACAGCCACATCAACTGTGCCGCCGTCATATGCCTGTGCTACATTCTTAATCATGTCTCCGGATACCTTACCAAATCCGCGCATTTTTGAAATGATCACAGACCGCCGTTGGTCACTAGGTTTGTTGGTATCGACTACGATTTGTAATTCCTCTTCGTATCTCCCTAATGCCCAAGTAGCCGACTCCGGGAATGCTTGGTTCAATAATTCTTCAACCCGTGTGCCAAGGAGATCAAACTCTGGTCCTTCACCGTTCATCAGCTCGTTCATTTCGAGTATGTCAGCATAATATGCCGGGAGATAATTTTTTAAACGGTCAGTCCCATTCATGTTACAGTCACCGTCCCAAGCACTGCTACAGCATCATCTGGTATCTGAATATTAACTGTTTGATTGTTTACTTTCAGATTTGTATAATCAATCACCGGTGGTATATCTAATATTAGACTCTGTATCCGGGTATAACGGACTAACGAGTCAGTAAAGGCAAGAGTAGCCAGATAATTCCTAGTCGCTGTCTCCAACTGCGTTTTTACTTGATCCGTTGTAGCTCCACTTGCAAGAGTCACACTCACCGATATATTAATAGGAAACTCAGTAGCCCCAACTACCGTAACAACTGCACCGATCGGAGCTACTCCTTCACCCATCCCGTCCTTTGTCGGATCAATGAAATTCTGAACAGCCTCTACAATGGCTGTCGATGGTTTTCTCATATCATTGTTTAGCAACACTACCTTAACGGTACCAGGTCCATTCCATAGAGGAAACGCCTTAGCCCGACCAACACCGCTGATTTCCCGAGCCCATTGCTCATATTGGTATCTGTTACCGCTGGTGACTGGTTTGGTTATCCGCTCCTGATACCTCTCGTAGAGCGCTTTATCCGTTTCCCGGTCAACTCCGGCAACAAGCAGTTCTGTCAGTTCTGCCCGAGCTAGGTTATTAATAAAATCAATTGGCAGTAGTGCCCCGAATGTTTGATTTCCAGCAGATCCCACAGTTTCTGACTCCATCCGGTAGTTACCAAGAGAAAGCCTTTCTATTGCCTTGTAGTTGATATCGCCTATTGCAAACCGACTGCCTATCGGGATATCTAAAAGAGCATTGGATGAATTGTAAAACAATCCTCTTAATTGCGCTTTAGTGGCCATCTTTCTGGTAACACCCGACCACGCTACTGCCCGATCTAAGTAATCACCGCTCGTTGTGTCTGCGAAGATCAGGTTTGTATTGATATCCAACTCAACATACATCTGAGCTAATTCCATTGCTGCTGGAGCCATAGCATCATAAATAATGCTACCTTCTCGCTTGTCCAGCCCATCTGGTACCCGGTCTAGCATCCTTTCTAAGATCGTTTCAAACGTTTGATCTTCATACACCGCCATTCACCTCCAATCGGTCTGTATAGTTACCGTAATCACTCTCTACGTCAAACAAGACGAGTACCGCATCGCCATCATAGTTAAATCTAAAGTTGGTTACGGAAACGATACGATCATCCTGAAGTAACGCTTCCCTAGTCCAGCGTTCCACTTCGGTTTCAAACACCGCCCGGCCCCGCACCGCTCCAACATCTGCCTCACTACCGTAATTGTCACTGTAAATCAGGTTTTCAAATCGGATTGTCGAGAGTATTTTTATAACTGCCTGTTTTACGGCATCCAATCCATCCACTACCACGGATCCTATACGCCCATTTACAAGGTCTAGTTTATAAGTAAGACTTGGTTGGGGTGTATCCTCCATATCCTCATTCAGCAGCACGTTATCGCTCTGTGGTATCAAACTCTCACCACCCTATCCATGATTACGTAGCGTTGACCACCTTGCATGCGGATAAGTAAAAGTTTATCTCCGGTAGCTAACGGCTTACGAATTACGTATTCTTGGATTCCTATTGTTATTTTCTGTTCAGATAAGGTTTCCGGAACAATTAAAAAATCCTCCGTAAGTGAAAGCCGATTATCGACCAACACTACAAGAGGATTAATTTTTTCTACAATTCCTAGCTGTACCAGAACTGGACCAGCAGCATTTACCGCTTCAGTGGCAGCGCGTTTTATCGCATCTATCATGATCACACCAACCTTAGCTCTAAGTCCATGGTATGTACTCCACCTTCTTTCTTATGAGTACATTCATCGACTAGGAAGAATTTATTTATGTTCATTGCGTTGATATATAAATTAACGTAGCATCCTGCACGCATTCGGTAATCTCCAAGGGCCTCTATACTAAGCGTCCGCTTCTCTCGATTCTTCATGAACAGTTGCTGAGTTAGTTGCTCGGTAATTTGAGCCTGATTCAGATTCTCATCTACTGACTCGTAGAGTTGTAGCAATCCCCACTTAGCAATGCTGGCGCTATCTTTGGTAACGTAAGTTTCCCGCTTACCAGTCTCCTTGTTGTCTCTGTACAATACAATTTGATTGTATGTCTCATCGTCAATGTTGCGGCTGTAAGAGTAATCCGTCATGAGTGAATCATCACCCACCACAAAAGGAAAGCGCATATTAGAAGCATTACGTATCGTCAAGCTCCCAAAATCGTCAAAGAATACGAAGTTGGTCCCGTAGTTAATCAGGGTCTCATCTAACGCCATGCAGATCATATCGATAAACGTTTTATCGTCACGGATCTGGGAAGGAATAATGTATTTTGTATCTTCCAGCGTTCCGGTCTTGAGCTGCATGTCTTGAGCGATCTTTTGAACTACCTGAGTTGCTGTCTGTTTCGTAAATACATAAGTTCCGCTATTCATCAGATACCGGATCTGATCATAAGCAAGGATGCTTATTTCTTCTGTCTTGCCAGTTTCAATACTGAAAATATATCCATAGAAAACCCTATGTCCCTCATCTGTGTATCTAACCACATCACCATTGTTCAGTTGGAATTTTTTATCTTGCCACGGGCCATGGTCTACAAGGGTGAATTCTAAGGATGCTGCCTTACCTATACGGATTGTCTTCCAAGATATATCAGTAACGATGCTGGAAACATCCCAGACGGCGCCATTTTTATTATCGATCAATAATTCCATGTATCATCACCCCGGTAGCTTCAGAACAGAGCCGATTTTGAGTGTCTTCAGCTGCGCATCTGTTAAGCCGTTTAACTTCTGAATCTCTTTCCACCGACTACCGTCACCAAGTTCTCTTTTAGCTATCTTCATCAAGGTGTCCCCGGATTTGATGGTAACTGTTTTAGACTTGGTACGTTCATCTGCGCGTTTCGCTGGCTCTTTCTTAGTGGTGGTTGTTGTACCAGCTGGTGTTGTATTTGTCTTCAACGTCACCTTTTTAGCAGCGTAAAAGACATACTCCTTCAGGCTGATTTCATATTCAAAATCGCCCGGGCTCCCGGCAACCTCTTTATAATTAAATTCTTCGATACTGGCAGCAATATTTATTTTGAGACCCGTTGACGTAAAAATAAACCGGATCGGCTTGCGCTTGTTCATCCAGGTTTCAATTAATTGGATGTAGTCCGCGGGTTGCCCCCAGTTTTTTGATGATACATAGCTTGGTACAGTACCACCGACTGCGATAGCCGGAAAAAAACTACTAAAGCTAATCTCTTTCAGCTTAGCGGCCTTGATTACATTAATTTCACCAAGATCCGTTATATCATAAGTCTCTCCGTCACCTTCCCCACCAATCTCTATTTCTTCCGGAAGGACGGGGATTTCAAACCATATTGCACGGTTGTTAAAACTTAGTTCGATGCTGTAGTCATTAGCCATAGACTCACCTCCGATTTATAGAGGAATAACCCCTTTATTGTCGAATATTGGTAGGTGTTCAGTCATACCAACTATTCATGAAAGGAGTTGAATATTATTAATATTGATCTGCAGGAACTTGAAAAGGACATCTTAGAAAATTTTTTCGAACTAAATGTCGATGATAATTCCAATCCTGAACTAACACGACAGATAGCCGAAGTATCCGCCCGGATTGTAACAATTGCTCTTTCTAGGCTTTCACATTTACAGAAGGAGTCAGAGTGACAAAGGGTTTAGAAACTTCGCTGTAAATTCGTGAGGAAGAAGATATAATGTCTTCCTCCAATCGGCGAGATACGGAATTAATAATTTCGTTCATCGATCGTTCATTCTGAATGTTTATCGAAACATTGAAGGTCGTTACTTTGGCGACCTTCTTTTTATGCGCATGGCGTCTTAACATTGGCATTCCCTCCTCTTAGCTATATACTCCCTTGGCTGTACTCACGATGTCCTCATTAAGCTTCTTTGTGATTTTACTAACGATGGAATCTACATTAGTCTCATTGTGTACTGGTCCTGTCTTCACTTGGATAGTAGGTGTCAATGTTACGAAGTTTTGGATATTCTTCATCTCAGCAACATCACGCATAACCTTCAGATCCTCTTTAGAGATGTCGATTGGCTTCTCTACTTTGCCGACTTTATCAACTTTTTTAAGCTTATTCTTTTTGTCATTATCAGTCGCTGAACCATTTCCCGCACCGGTATGTGTGGAATCCCACTTAGAGAAATCATACCCTTCTGCAGCTTCTTTATTTTTATTTTGCTTGGCTAATTCCTCTGCTTCCTTGGCTGTTTGATCTTTGGCTCGTTTATCCGCTCTATCTTCCAGCATCTTCTGTACTTTGGCTTCTCTCTCAGCAGCAGTTTTGGCAGCGCCATTCTCAGCAGCGGTTATTTTCGCCGCTCTTTGTTGACGAGCTGCTTCTTCTTCAGCGGCAGCTCCGGTTGCAAATTCAACATGCCCAATTGCTTTTATGCTGACGAACTTTAATCCGTTCAGTTTTTCGATAAGTTTATTCAACCTATCTATTGCTCCGTTTGCTAAGTCTTCCATTAACTTAAGAGATTCAACTTTCGCATATCCGAATGCATCAGCTATTCCGTATCCAACCTTCATGAAGAAGATGGGAACCTGGTCGAAAAAATTAAGAATTGCATTCCACGCCCTCATCATACCGGCGGCAAATTGGTCGTTAGTTTTCCACAAATTTATTAACCACTTAACAAGGAAATAAATAGCTGCTACCACAGCGATAATAATAACGATAACCCATGTGAGAGGATTCGCTAATATCGCAGCATTCAAACCAACCTGAGCACCAGTGGCAGTCGTTGTCGCAGCCGCCTGTGCTAGTGTTGCTCCTGCGAGGTACGCTTGTCTCGCTTTAGCGATACCCATTAACAAATTTTGTATGCCCATAACAACGTTTGAGGCAATGACTACACCTTTCCATAAAGCAAACGCCCCTGCAAGCCCTGTTATTATAGGTGCAATGGTCGTCCAGTTAGAGGAAAAAAAGTTATAAATCTCTGTAGCTATATCAAGGACACGAATGGCATTTTGAACCACCCAATCCAGTGCTGTGCTCAGGCCATCAAAAAAGGGCTGGAATGTCCCGTCTTGAAAGGCTGTATTGATCATAGATATTAGCGGCATCAGACTCTGAACTGCAGCACCGCCTGCATCCGCTAAAGTTGAACGTAAGTTATTACCTAATACTTCAACCTGTTTGGCAGGGGACGCCATCATGGTGTCAAATGCTTTTTGACCCATTTGCTGCTTCTCCAATAACTGGTCGAACGCCTTGATGAACCCCTCCATATTACCCGCCTTACCGAGGTCATCAATGTTAAAAGCCCGTATATCGGATTTACTCATGTTAAATCGTTCAGCTAGAGAAACGATATCGCCACTCATAGCCTCCTTGAGCGCAAAAGCAGCACCCTCTATCCCATTCCCTGCACTATCAAAGGCATTAAGCCGCTGGGCGAGATTGTTCAGCTGAGATAACTGGTCTGTATTTTGAGTCGTTGAGAAAAAGGACAGCGTGCTTTGTAGCGATTTAGTTACATCCTGACCAGCTGCCAGCGCTTCATCCTTGAATTTATCGAACATCGCTTTCCCTATCTCAGCATCTCCGGTACGTGCCTTAAACATATCCTCCATCTTCTGTTGCTCCATCGCCCCGCCAACTGTCTTTTCGAAAAGAGCCTTAGCGCTCGCCAGTGACAGGTAAGCAGCAACTAAGCCTTTAATATTACTAAGCCAAGCTGAGCTGCTTTTACCAGCTTCACGTACCCTACCATTAACCCGAGATTGCAAGTCCGCTATTTGCTGTTCTAGTCTAGCTATACGTTCAAGCGCTTGCCGTAGTCCATCAGCATCAGAAGTACGTGTGCGAAGTTGGCGTGTAACTCTGATAAGTTGCAAAACTAGCCGTTGTAAGTTAACAAACATTGCTTCAAGTGATCGTGGAAGTTCAATCCTGATGCGTGCTTGAATATTACCGAGCTCCGAATCAATCTGTCTTCTGATGGCAGCGATCTCAGAATTAATATCTGCTGTATTAAGGCGAATTTTGAGAATAGATTCTTCTCCACCTAATTGCTGCCGAATAGTTGTGAGTCTCTGAAGAATCTCACTAGAATTAATACTAATTCTTATTAGACTGCCAGTTCCCAAAGCAGCTATTTGCTGTTTAATAATATCTAGGTTATGAATAACATCAAAAGCACTAATTCTTAATGTAATTGGATTTTGTACTTGTGATTGCAAACGAGCCATAAGTTGTAGCGTTGATGCAAGTACAGTATTCACCTGCGCTAACCGTTGGCTGAAAGCATCGTTCAGAGCTAAACTGGCGGCAATACTATTCATACAAACTCTCCTTTCTGAGAAAATAAAAAAGCACCCCTTTCAGGAGTGCCTTCCGTTGATTCAAATTTATAATTCAACTATATTGGAGTTCTTTGTTCTTAAAGTTAACTCATCTGCAATTTTTCGAGCGTATTTGATATCTCTGGGTTTGGTCGTAGCGTTATCTGTTTTAAACGAAGCAGAACTAACCTGCCCAGACTTATTTATATAACTAATTAAAAGATAGCATGTCATCCAAATACCACCATTTGGTGCGGGGACATTCTCAACTTTAAATTGAGCATCTTTTATTTGTGAAACGTCAATTGAAAAACTTGTTCCTCCGCCATCAATATTTAATTGGGTGGAATCCAGTTCAATTTTGCAAAGATTCCTTTCCGGTAAAGGCAGTCCATCTACGTGATATAAATTCACAGTTATAGACTGATTCTTTTTAGAATCACTTTTCTTGAAAAAACCCATTCTATCACTTCCCCTAAAACATTTTTTCTATATTCTACCACAGCAGATGGAGGGTTGTGATCATTTTTTACGAACTTTGGACTTAGCTGCATCCTTTTTCTCTTTATCGATTCGAACCAAGATCATAGCATAAATTGCAGATCTATCTGGCTTGCTCATTGCCATTAACTCATGTGGCATGATATGAAGTTCGTGGAGGGCGTAGTAAGCCAAGTTAGCCTCACTATCGCCCTCCTCGATTAGTTTTTTACATCTTCAACCAGTTCATTAATATCCTGATCAAAGCCATTTAAGGTTTGAACCTGATCAGTTAACTTGGTAAACTCTCCTGGTAGCAACATTTTGCGCACCAGAGCCTCAGCACCTTTTACCCCGTATGTCTCCTGTAAAGCTGCGTCTTTCAGGTTAGGATAGACAACAGTTGCTGTAACCAATTTAGCGACATACTCATTTGGATCAGTCTCAGAAGTATATTGTCCATACTTAGCCTTTGTACGTTTAGTTGCTGCCTTGCGGATCTCTTGATTTTCCGCCTCAGTGATACTACGTAGCTTCCAAGGTATCGCCTTTCCATCTTTATCTTTAAATCTAGGAGAGACTACGAAATCCTCTGTAGTCTCAACCGCTGCGTTTTGTGCGTAGAATGCTGAAAAATCGCTCATATTATTAATTCCTCCTGAAATTTGGTTTAATTGGCTGGTGGGTTAAATGCTTGACCCATATCAATATCCTCAAAGGTAAAATCAATATCCTCTTCTAGTGCATCAGACTCTGTATCTAGTGATACCATAACCACACTATCAAGATTCACGCCTAGTAGAGTAATTGTTTGAGACCCAATGGTAGATCCCGGATCTTCATTAGTTACCGTAATATCAAAGTTGGTATCTCTACCCGTTTTGATATAATCGATCATTAACTGGCGGAAACGACTTGTTACATAATAAATCGTCATGCTGCCGGTACCCGACCATCCAGTGGTTTTGTGCTGAGTACCACGGCGGCCTAATGTTTTAACTTCAGCCTTTTCCTTCTCTACGGAAGCTTCCAGCGTTTTGATATAAAACATTTCCTCAACCTGGCCGTTAATTGTGGCGTAAGCCCGCCCCTCTTGTCCGCTGATCGTGTCATTTGCTTTTAAGAACGACATCTATCTCACCTGCACTTTCATATATACTTTTTCGATACTGTCTACTGGCTGGATATTAACTTCGACATATATAGCATCTGAATCATTGCCAGGAGATACAGTGATATCCGTCTGAGCATCAAAATTTTGAATGGCATCAATACCCTGCAGGTTATCCAGATAGATCACAGCCTCTTTGCGAAACAGAGCTCGGCCATCAACATTGTTTGATACCTTACCGATGTAAAATGATTCAAAGATGCGCTTCAAATCATTCGCAATACCATCCAACACACGGAGCACACGGTTTTTTTGAAGTTGTTTTCCCTTCTTTGGAGTGTAAGAGAGGAAAGTATTAATATCCTGTTCTATCACAGCCCGATTAACGGAAGGGGTAAAGACAAATTCTCCGGCTTTCAGAGCTGCTTCAATTTGTGTGCTCGTATACCTTGGTGCCACATCTACAGCATCGTCGTATGCCGAATAAGTAAGAGACTCATTCATCTCAGCTGCTGCCGAAGCACCTGCTACCCAAGCAGTAGCCTGGGCTGCTGTAAGTATGGTCCCGTCTGAAAGTACCACGCCATTCTTGACGCTGATTACACCTTCGAAATCGGCTACAGGGTAGTTCTCAAGTGCTGCCTGTACCTTTTTACCTTCTGACTCTCTCAAGCGCCGTACAAAGGCAGCATATACCGCTTTGAGTGCATTGTCCGTGGATGTCAGTGCCACTGTCTGGAAATCGTACAGTTCTAGTGCAGCTAGATATGCAGTATGATCCGCATTAGTCACAGTGCCATTTGCTCCGCCAATCAAAGGAGCTCCTGCATTTGCTGTTAGTGTGCCGGTCCCACTCCATATAATCCAGTCATTCGGGATAAGCCCCGCAATATTAGCGACTACCTGCGTGTCCACTACTGCGTTATCTAGCAGTGTTTTTACATCAAACTTGCTACTATCATCAATGTTGGTTTGTACGACAACCTTCAGCGCATTACCTCGAATGCCACCATATCTTGCTGTAGCTACCAAGGTCCCAACTGTGACCGTTGACTTTGTTCCGTCATTGAGTTTGTACAGCAACACTGTCCGAGCTCTTTTAAGTGCCTCACGCACCAACAACAGCTCTGGGGCTGTAATGTCATAGCCAAGCGTTTTGAATGTATCCTCACCAGCTATAATCGGTGTGATGACCTTAGCCGCTCCCCATGGGAGAGTTAGCGCTAAAGAGGTTATTCCCCTGCTGCCAACCGTACCCAATGCCCCGCCAGACGTTTCCACGTTAACATATACACCGGGTCTTACTTTATTTTGAGTGGTCCATGTTCCACCGGCCATAATCTATTCAACCTCCTTGTTCTTAAAATCATCGATCACTTGTTGCGCCTCAAAAGCTGTATACAGTTTTTCTGGCTCCAACAGCGCCGATAGGACGTCTTTGTCTTGATATGAATACTTAGCAGAGGCTAAGAACTGCTCCTTGGTAAATGACCCCTCAATCGGTGTCTCAGCTGCCTTAATGCTTTTCTCACTCACTTAATACCGCCTCCTTGCTTCATAGTCTGCATTTTAATATCCGGTGCTTTATCCCGGATCAGGTGAACATTGTACTCAACGAAGAAATGCAATACTCCATCCACTATTTCATGCCTCATACCTGTTCCCCGGTAAAGCCCATCATGCCCAGTTACATATTCCAACTCGGAATACAATTGTTCAGATATTAGCTCGCATTCTTCTCGGGGAGCCGCTGATTCCTGTTGCGGGAAGTAATGAACGTCAAAGGGATTGAAACGCTGATAGCGCCGGTTAACCCCTCGGACCTGACTACTTTCCAATAACAGCACAAAAAAGCACGGCTGCTGCATGCCCTGCTCCACTGCTTCGTCATAAACCGGATACTCCGGAGTAAATAACGATAGCTTTTTTATGAGTGCGTTTTTAATATCCTGCATATTCACCGCCCCATATGCTTCTCCATATATTTTTTCAGCTTCCGCTCCATGATCCCTGGTAACTCTCTCTTAAGTTCCTGCTCGGACAGTGTCAGCATGAATTTACCGTTAACCCAACCTGTCCGTAGTCTGGTAACATGGCCGTACTCTACATAGAGGGCATATTCTACATTGTTGACAATCTCAACGTGTACTCCGCCTCCTGGGAGTCGAACCAAATCACCAATTTGCCAGCCTCGTCGTAAGTCTCCCGTTTTGACCGGGGTACGTGCTACGGTTTTAGCTAGCAATCTCCCGGCAAGTTCGCGAATACATTCCTCCATAAACTGTGGAAACTCATTTTGCATCCGTTGAAGGTTCTTCTGAAGCTTCTTAACGTCCTTGAAGTCAAACTTACCCATACTCATGCGTTCAGGACCTCTTTTAGCTTAATCTCCTGATGAGTAGCATATCTAAATGCCTTACCCGTCTGCTCTCCTTTGAACTCCATGCCGTTCTGCTGAACCGTGATTCGGCTTCCTGGCTTGATAGTTACATCAGGAGAGATAAACAGCTTAGCATCATAATTGACCTGATCCGCTGTCACTGTTTGTGTGGCAGCAGGTAAGGATGACTGAGAGAGTCCACACGGTTCATTAGCCAAGACAATGATAGGTTGCTGTTGTGTTTTACCGGTTACTGGATCTTTTACATCCTTCATTTCCGATATAGTACATAAGCCTTCATAGGTGCTCTCAATAGCTGCTCGCTCTGCTGGGATATTACCAAAACTGACCATGTTACCACCTCAATCTGCGGAACGCTTGCAACTGAGCCGCATAATTCCGAACGAAAGCTGCTCCAGGTCCGACCGTAACCGTAGCCTTAGCGGATCCGAAAGCTGTTGTAACATCCCCACGCTTGATGCTAGTAACTGCTGGCGCGGTCTGTTCGAATTCTGTTGGGTACTTCGTCCGGTAGTAATCCTCAGCTATATGCAGAACCACATTATCCAAGGCTTCTGGAATAGATGGTATGTTGCAATAAGTTTTAATCTCCTGGACGATAGTTTCCAAAACAAACAGCAGCCTACTATCCTTACTGCTATCTTCAAACGGTATCAGTAGTAATTGTTTCAGTCGAATTAGATACTTTTGGATCTCCTCCGGCATCTGCTTCACCTGCTTTCAAGATAACTGCAAGCACTTCCTTTATCTTCGAAGCTTCGCCCAAGTCAATACCATGTTCCTTAGCATATTTCTTGAGTGCTGGCAGTTTCATTTCTTCCAGCGGCAAATTCTGCTCATCTTCATCATCATCTAATTCAGGCACATCTTCACGGCGGATTACTCCATCTTTAATCAGGGATTCTACTTCACTAGGGAGGATCAAAATCTTATCACTAGCCTTATAGAATTTCCGATTGTATTTCGCTCCAGTTATCAGTGATATTTCGATTCTCTTATCTTCAGACACTCTCATCACCCTTTCAAAGAAATAGGAGAGGCATAAGCCCCTCCTTAAACCACTTTCGCAATAAAAATATTGTCGATAGTTTCAAATGATGGCAGCGTGATTGCAGAAACGATAGTTTCCACACTTACTGGGTGTGGCTGCTTAATTGTTGTGATGGCCACACCTGTATTCACGATAGATACTTCTGCACTTGTTGCCCCGCTCATAAGATCAGCTTCTTCTGGAGTAGTACCATACCACGTTTTACCCAAAGCTCCGTCTGGAATCAGTGTGAAATAATCGTCTGGATAGAATTGGTGTGAGCTGCCATCTTGTAGAGCATATTTCTTGTTGTAAACCGCAACCGTCAATCCCAGTTTGGACTCCAGGTATTGACGCATCAGTGCATCAGTCATGATGATGTTTAGCCCGCCAAGAGGATTCATATCCAAACGCACCTTTTCATTAGCTAGAATGTTATTCCACGTCTTACGAGTAACGATGGCCTTTGTTGGACGCACACCTTGCTCATCTTCAATCGTGTCCTGCCATTCTTTGATGTCTCCCACGATATTAGCTGTTGGATCATCCCATTTATCTGATCCTGTAAGAGTGGTCTTATGCCCAGCCTTCATGTTGTAGTCATAATCATAGTCAATCCGATTGGCCGTGATTCTGATTTTACCCGATGATAACAATTGCATACGCATGCGCTCAGCGTTAACCTCTGCACCGCTAACCAAACTAGCTCTATCATCGTAAATTTGAGTAATCAAAGATTTTACATATTCGCCGTTGTTCGAGTCCAAAAGTCTTAGCAATTCTTGACGATCTTTCTCTTTTAACAGCATAGCCTCACGGAAAAACGGCATCTCTGTTTCTACCTTTCCGAATCCGATTCGATCTCTCAGAGTTGCTTTAACATCGAATTCCGATGGCATCAAGGCTACAGGCAGTCCTCCTGCTCCTTTGATCCAACCAATATCTAAACCGAGCTTTTTTGCTGATGGAAACAACGTTGCTCCCAGATATGGAATAGCGTTTGATGGATTAGCCGCAATATAAGCCGCAATCTCTGGAGCTCTTACTAAATCTTGAATGTTAGGCATAATTATTTTCACCTTTCCTTTCTTAGACGATAAATGTGATCTGCTTCAATGCTGTCAGTTCTTCAGCAGTAGGAGCAGTCGGGATTTTATTTTTATTAATGAACGCATGAATGAGCATCGCCCCTGGTGCTGGACCACTTGTTACATCCGTATCATTCAACAGAACACCTTCAGCATTGGATACTCCAGTAGTGGTTGTAGCCTTGACCGCCAGTTTAGTATCATCAGCAATCACACCGCCACCTAGAATAGTTCCAGCTGGCACAATCTTTTTACCATCAGCGTTAGCTGTAACACCTGCATCGCTCACCGTGACGGCAATTGCTACATAGTGATCTGGGAATTTAAGAATTTCTTTCTTATTCCCATAGGTAGTTTCTTTAAATTTACTCATTTTGTTTATCCTCCGTTCTTATTTAAAGTAGCTTTCTCGGGCTGTATCCAACCCTTCATTGCCTTTAGTAGATTCAGCCAATTGTTTACCGAAGCTACCGACCTTCTCATCGCCTTGTTCACCCTTGGATTGATCCTTGCCATCCAATAGAGAGGTCCCTTTAAACTTGAACCCTCCACCGCCGCCTTTATCCTCGGTTTTAAACAAGTAGGCATCCGATGTTTGTAGACCCTTAAGTTGCTCTTCTAAGCCGACCACTTTACCGTCATCACCGATGACTAACTTTTCTTTGTCTATAAGCCCAGTAACATGCTTCTCGTTATGCACCTTACCGTTCAACGCGGATGTGATGGCATTGTTCAGGGTCATGTCCTTCAGATCTGCTTCATATTTCTCCTTGGCCGATTTGTTGTCGGCTTGCAGCTGATCTATCTGTTTCTTAAGATCATCTGACAATCCAGCAGTTTTGCTCAAATCCTGTATCTGTTTGTCCCGATCTGCGACATCCTTTTCAGCCTGTTTCTTAGCATCTGAAACATCGTTATACTGCGACTTCGGAACAAAATGCTTAGGTAGCTCCTTGCCAGCATCACCAACAATAGAATCAACCTTCGTATCGTCTAGCCCTGCTGCCTTCAAAATTGCTTTTAACCAATCCATCTATCATCTACCTCCATAGATTTGTATAGCTGCTCTCCAGCTTAGGGAGTGAACCGATATGCTCCGGTTCATGAGCAATATTAAAGGGCCTGCCGCTGCTCTGCGATAGGCCCACTTATGATTACATCGAATTTTTTCACTGCTTCGACTGCGTCATCCCAATTAGCGAAATAGCCTAAATGATGTGACTTCCCGTTAACCCTGCGTTTAGCCCTCCACTTTCCTTTATTTTCATACCATGTAACGCCAGGAAACTTCGAGATTCGTTTCTTTAAATCTGGGTTTCTTACATTCTCTGATTGGGTTACAACTCTCAAATTCACTAGCCTATTATCAAGTGTATCGTGATTGATGTGGTCTACAACCAATCCATCCATTGCCGCAGTTAAATACCTATGAAGCATCACATTTTTACTCGGACCTAAACTTCTATCGTAGCCTAGTACATAATATGATTTTGTATTTTTGTTCCACGATGCTCGGAATGTTCCGTTAAATTCATTAAGAATCTCCAAGGATTTAGTATCAATCAAGGTTTCTATGATGCCTTCACTGGAAGAAACATAAATAGCAGTGATTTCGCCACGAATGTTAAATTTGTTTTTCACATTCACAACTCCTCCCAATATAAAAAGCACCCTCGCATATTGGAGAGTGCTTCATATACCATATTTCTGTTTGATTAATACCCATTTCATAGCTTCTTCACGATTTAACCGCCGCTCTTCTGTTGCATTAGCATCCAAAACACCTACTAGCTGTTTTGGCAGCTTATCACGCTTCTGAAGATACTCAAACCTAACGGCGCTGATCTCGTCCACAAAAGCGTCAAATCGTTCGCCTAGCTTCTCACCTTGCGGGGCAAACTGTTCAGCGATAGCCGCCCTATTCTCTTCTTTAGTTCGCAAGATCATCACTCCTTTGTATATTGTAGCGATTCAAGAAGCATTACTAGCTGTTCCATGGTTAGGTGCTTTTCGTCATAACCTGTGAGTGCCTGCTCAATAGTAAGCAATGCAAGATACGAATCTTCTGCTTTATCAAGTAAACGGTTAATCTCATCTGTACTCAGGTTTATTGGGGCTGACTTCTTCAGGATGTACGTGCTACCTGAATCAACTGCTCTCAACTCCTTGATTCCATTCTTTATGAATGCTAGGACATCATCCCGACTAAATGATCCTCCGGGTTCCCCATCCACTGTAGGGTGGTTATGGGTGACGATGCTCTTTTTAAGTACTTCAGGTGGTTTGATCTTGGTAATATCGACAGATGCCTTATCACCCTTAACATGGATAACCTCACCTTCTTTAGTGAGAGCAATAGCATGTTCTTCTGTAGCGTTCCTGATGGCTTGCTCAGCATCCTTTACATAGTTGCGGACGATATCAGGTTTAGACAGATCGATATTACCTAGTTTACGCGGAATGTCTGGCTGCAGCTTCGGTAGATCCATTTTACTGAGATTAATCAGCGGTGGTGCAGTCTTTCCGGTTTCATCATACCATTTCTCAGGTTCCAGGGTATAGATGCTTTTCTCAGGAATTGGAATATCCTTTGTTGGCCCGCCCGGAATCTCAATAGTAGGTAAGGGAGTCTCTGGTGCTTGCTTACTCGGAGTTTCAACAGAAACAGCCTCTGTAGCTTCAGGAGCGTATTTCTCCGCCCATTCCTTATAGTTGATATCCTCTGGTATGGTCTCAGTCTTACCGTCCTCGTCACGCGCTACCCGAGCTTTAATGTTATCCTCATAGTGCGGGATAGTGGTAGAACGACAATGAGCATGTAGAGGTGGGTAGTTAACATTAACCACCGCATCAACAATAGCAAATACTTTTCCATCCATATCCTGGCACTTAGCAGATGTCTTATTATCCAACGTAGCTGTAAAGCGGTATTCTTCAACACCTAATTCTTTATAACCAGCTAGTCGAGATTGTCCAGCAAAGTAAGCTGATTCTGTAAGAATTAGTCGTGTAGCTGCTTTTTCTGATACACCCATACGATCCTGAAGCTGTTGAATCATCTGTTTTGATGTATCCCCGCGTATAAGTCCTTGAGTAAAGATATTCCGCAGTTCACCATTCAGCCTTACTCGATCAGTCCATATACGAGATGAGAAGTTGCTACCATCTGGTGCCCATGGAGCTGAAAGGATAGCTTCAAGCTGCCGCTTATCCACCTTGGAGAATGATGCTCCTATACCGATACCCTTTTCCAGTTCAAAAATACTTCGATAGTATCCATCCTTGTAGACGTTACCTAATAGCTCTGTTGTACCTGTCAAACGCTTAGCTGACAATACCTCGATATGTTGCTTCATCTGCAATTGGATGGACTCTAAGCGGGTAACACGTACTCTAATGCTGGCATTCTCTAGTTCCTTCATCCAACGCTGATCTATGGCGTTCTCTTTACCGCGAGCAATATAATCCTCAACGGTCCATTTGAATTCTTTGAGCTCGCCTGCTTTGAGAACTTGTTTAGCAGCGGATAAACTAACAATCCCGTTATTATCTGCGAACCGCTGATAGAAATTGTTAACGTCCATCTGGATGGATATCTGAGCCTTGCGGTATTCCTTATTCATTGCCTTTGTGAATGGCACTCCCTTGTTAAGCAGAGATTCATTCAACTGCTCCATTCGCTTTGACCAGTAAGCTTCTGATCTCATTTCTTATCATCTTCTTCCAGCTTAGCATTGCCTTTAGAATCTCCCTGAAGTCCGTAATCCTCCATATCTTTCAGCGCTGCCTTTTCTTCATCAGCCTTGCGCTTAATTTCCTCCTTGGTATTTGTCACCCATGGATGGTTAGCAAGTATGGTTTCATCGGAGACTATACCAACGCTGTTTTTAGCGTCAGTAATAACCTGGGACTCATTAATGACGATATCCCGATTAAACAGGAAATTTACAGTTTCCTCAGAAAAATCAATACTAGTGGTATTCGCAAGATGAGTATTAACGAACCACAGCAACTGTTCAAGAGCTGCCTGAAATTCATTCTCGATATCATTGGCATCCATATCCAAATCAGCATATAAGAATTTTAACGCTTCCCCGCTCGGTGCTGTAGCAAATGAATCTGCTTGAGTATCTACCCCACGGCCAAATTCATAGATATCGTTTCGAGTCATATCCATATGAGTCTTGTACGCTTCCGTGTCGATCTCCAAGTTAAGAGTGTCTACTCCACTGTTATCATCTGCTGACACCTTAACAGCCCGTAGTATGGACAGGTTACGACGGAACTCACCTAAATCAGAGCCCTCATATCCACGGATTACATAAACACTGTTCGGCAAATCCTCCAAGTTATTGCTATTGTCAGATTTTTTTTGATCATACTCATCAATCTGGCTCTTGAGCAATGATATCAGCGGCAGCTCATCCTCGTTGTATTTAAAGCATATGAAGGGGATTCGCTCCCAGTTCAACGCCTTCTCATCTGTCTCTTCCTTTTCATCAATTACAGAGAAGTGGCCGCTATTCCCTCCCGATTCCACATCAGAGATGAGACCGCTTATAGATGGCGTGGGCAAATGGCTGCTGGAGCCAACCACATAACGGTTAACACCCTTAGAATGCCAATACTCAACTTTCTGGATAGTGGTCTTTTTAGTTCCTTGATAGGCTTCGACCTCATACACCCGGATGAGCGCTTGCAGATCAGTGTGAGCAGCGTCCCTCCATAGGGGAATAATCTCTTCTGACGGCAGCATTTTAAACCGGAAATTGCCCTTTTCATCATAGTAAATGTGAAGCCAAGCGCGGCCCTTCTTAATGGACTCCTTTAGCAGGCTCTTGAGCATCCGTTTGAATCCTTTATCAAAGAATCCGCTCAGCATTTCATCGTAGACTTTGTTTTCTGTTTGAATGCTCATTTCCTTACTAAGCAGATACCCCGCTTTCTGGTCAACAAGTTTCCTCAAGAATCCATGAACGATTTTATTATTAGCCAGGTTTTTAGCTTCAATTTGTGCCCCACCATCACCGATGGTCATACGCTTTCGGTCCAGTATGTCGCTCTTATTTCGGTAATACTTCTCCCCGGCAAGCATGTCCTTGCGATCTTGGGAGTTGTACCAATCATCGATTTCCTGTTTGATGATCTGTTCAATCGTCATAGCATTTGCTGCTCCGTCTTCAATGATTTTGAAAACTTCCTGTGTGGTACTCAAATAGGTTTCCTCCTCTCCAATTAATCAAATGAAAATGACGGACCCTTCATATCGCCCTCAAAGGCGTAACGGGTAGCATCAATTGTATGATTGTCCTTATCCTCCAACTTCGCCCGAGGATTGCCATCTGGGTCTGTTTGATAATCGATATTTTCAAACTCCCTAGCAAGGTTCGGTGTTCGCTTCTGATCTATAACGATTTCCTTCAGATCATCCAGCCACTTTTCGCCGTATTCAACTGATCCCGGGCCCTTCTTGGCACCCCTCATCTTTACATCAAGCTGATTACGCATTTCATCAATAGACTTTGGCTCTGCGCTGTCCGCTGTTGTAATGGTAGTGTGATAGCCTTTATTTTTTATTACCTTTGCCAATTCTCTGTTCGAAATCTTCACGCCATATATCTCATCCATGGCGTATATTGTTCGGCGAGTCTTATCATAATGCCAACGGACAAAAGCTACCGGATCGACACCGTACCCCCAGTCATTGCCTTGCCGTATATTATCGAACCTATTAACTTCCTCATCGGTTATAGTTCTGAAAACTAAATTATCGAACGGAACCACCCCACTCCCGATTGCTTTACCGCCATATTCCCAGTCATATTTCTGCTGACTCTTTTTACGAACTTCTTCAGCTTCTTGGACGAATGCCTTTGATATATACGGGTTATCCAGGTAGGTAGAATGATGAACGTAGGTGTTATCAGGAATGAATTGTGACTCATACTTCTTGTTCACCCAGCTTTGTTTCCGCTTAGGTGGGTTGTAAGAGTAATAGAACTCATAAAAAAGACCATCTTCCAATTCTGCACGCAACACAGAATTTTCAATGGTCGAAATCTCTTCTTCAGTCTTGAATTCCGCTAATTCCTCGATCCACATTATAGCTATTGGAAACTTAGATACTTTAATGGATTTAATTTTCAGCGGATCATCGGCGCCTCGGAATATGATTTTATTCCCGCGAGGCAAGTAAATAAGCTGCAGCGGTGACTTTACAACACGCCAATATTGTTCCACTCCTAGTATTTCAATCGCTTCCTTAAGCTGCTCAAACACTGACTCTTCCAGTGTTCGGGCAACCTTGCGGATGACCAGCGCCGTAACCGGGTATTTCATCATGTTTTTAACAACCTTCAGCCCGATATGCGTTGACTTAGCTGATCCGCGACCACCCTTTAAGACATGTCTAAGATAGCGGTGTGAATTGGATGCTTTCCAGAACGAATGAAAGTGTGGGGTAATCTTTTCAGATAAGCGAACCTTAATCATCATCTGTACCAATATCATCAATGATTTGAACGCCTATTTCCCCAGTGATTTGTTTATCCACCCACATGCCATATCGCTTACCAAGCAATTCCAAGGCCTTGATTTTGTCCGCAAATTTGATTTCTCTTTCCACACCATCTGAATCCTGTCCAGGTATGGTTTTTACCTTGACTGAAGCGATAGCGGCGGTATCATCCTCTGATGCATCATCCCGAATAGTAGCATCACTGAAATTCACCACGTCCGGAGCGTTAAGAAAAGCTATTCGGGCTAATTCACGCATGATTCGCTCCTGATTTATACCTGTTCTTCTGGACAAAACTGCCAATCTCTCATCTATACGCGCGCGAATGTGAGGTTTAGAAAGGTTCTCAGCACCTATCTCTTTTGCTGTTTTCACACTATATCCTGCTCGTATGGCCGCTTGTGTAGCGTTCAAATCAATCAGATACTCATCAACGAATTTCTGTTGTTTATCAGTTAGCTTCATGGCATGATCACCCACCTCCAAGTTTAAGCATTAAAAAAAGCACCCTTAGTTGGGTGCTTTTTTTCAATCCAATGTTTCGTACAGTTTATCATTGTACATCCTTACTCTCCATTCAGCATTGACTTCTCCATTAACATATTCACAATCCGACGTAACGATTAATGGAAATACTTTTACTTCCGTTTCTTTTTCATATACCCTGGGCTCTGTCACATTTTCCAATAAGTACAGAAGGCCTTCGCCTTCCTCTGTATAACGTAATGTCGTTGATACTCCTGGATTGTTATTACGAAGTTTTGCGTAGTGCTCCGCATGCTCAGGCATTATAATGCTTGTAACGTATTCTCGAAAGGATACACTGTCAATTCCGGTTTCTAAACTATATTGGCGATGCATGCCAAATATCCGAGCTTTATCCACCTTGCTAATCAGTCTCCAATATTCATCCACATCATCACTAAATATGACCCTCAGAAACTGAAATGCTAGATCAGACTGTTCTTTGGAAATTTGCGGCCAGTTTTCCTGCATACTTTTCATCTCCTCCTCAACATCCAGGATTCGACATAAGATGTAAATTCCCTTCTTTTATTTACAAATCCCCCCACCAATCTTACTATCCATCAACTCTGCAGCTTTTGGGGTTTAGATTATGGGTTATAGCTCTTTTTCCCAATCAATTGCGTTTAGAAGAGTGGCATATTCATCTCTAACATCAACAGAAATCCGTTCATCTTCAATAATCATGCAAATGATTTCTGTTGCTTGCTTGATTGGTTTCAAGTTCATAAAGTTAACTGTTACACTTGCCATAAACAACCTCCTATCATAATGTATACTCCCTGCTGGAATCGAACCAACGACCGCCGAGATATAAGCTCGGAACTCTTACCCCTGAGTTAAGGGAGTAAATAAAAAAGCCGCCTACCGGCGACTAGGATTCTTTAGATATTCTCTTATTGATGTGTAAGACAATTAGGTTAGAATCGATGTCTCTAAAATTAATTTTAGCGGAGTTATTAGACACCTCTTCTACACCTTCCTCGGTGATTTCACCCTTCTTACCATACTCAGGAAGTATAAGGTGGTTTCCATCAAGTTTATAATCAACAACATGACGAACTCCCGCTTTGACTACTTCACCATCATCCGTCCAAATCGTTATATCAATTAACCCTTTACCATCGAATAACTTTTTGACCTGATCTACTTTACTCATACAATCGCCTCCTGTCATCTAATTCAACAAAAGGTGACATATTCCTTTATTTGGTCAAGCTCAATTAACCGTGAGCTCATCGGCTGGCGTGAATTTTTCACACACCATTCATTATAAGAGCCGAACCGTTAATAGGTTCCTCCTATATATAGGTGGCAGGCGTACGGCAAGATTAGACACATTGGAGAAATAGACTCATTCCCTTGTTAATCTCTACTTTGGTTGTAGCGCGATCCAGATAAGATTGTACTGTGCTTTTTTTAGTATCAAGTTCTAAAGAAATCTGTTTTAGTGACATTCCACAACCGTGGTGTAGAACGAAGCATTGCCTTTCTCTCTCAGATAAATTGTGCATGGCATCCTCAATAGCGTATTGTTCATGAGGTTGCAAACATCGTCCTTCCTCTTCCTCCTGTTGAAATTCTACTTCATATGCTGTGAGATATTCCATCCATGCAGGATCCCATACACTTGTTCGTTGAGCTCCAGATCTTCTATCAATCGTTCTTCGCCATCCTGGAGGATATCCTGTTTCCATCCATTCAATTGAATAATCTAGATCACTTATAATTGCGGACATCATATTTTTATCTAGTTTGATTGGTTCCATCTGCTTACGTAAGAGTTCACGCTCATTCCTATCTTTGGAGTCTTCTATTTTCTTCTTCAATGGCTCAAGTTCTTTTTCTAGTGAAGCGAGCTTTTTATTCAACTTCCCCTTAGTGTCTTTATAACTCGCAATCAACGCCCGATCATTCATCATTAACCCTCAACTCCTTTGTGATATAATCGACTTGAGGATAAAAGCTGCTATTGCCCTGATGCTTCAGGGCTTTTTTCTGTATAAATACCTTCCACCAACATAGAAAACATCTTCATGTTTGTACTAATAGGATATGTGTTATACGGATCTTTGAATCTAACCCAGCTTGGACCCCACGCCAGTACATCTACAGGCTCTCCAGGGCTTGCAGTAAAAATAAATTGTCTATGCCCGTCCGACAATGCTTTTTGAGTGTCCTTGTACCTCATTCTACTGACCTCGCTTTTATAGTGTCTTGTTCCTCTCTTTATGGGGAGCAAAAGGGATAAATCCTCTCCGGCCCCCTCTTCGTTAGGTTTATTCGGTCTGACTCGATGGCGCTTCGCGCACAACTGGTTCGTACTCGTCCATTTTGATCACGCTTGGAACACCTGTCTTGTGATCTACAATGAGTGTATAGGTTGAAGAATCATAACCATCTTTCGTTGGTTCTTTATCAAAAGCAGCATTGCATAAAGGACAATCTTCTAACTCGTAATCATCTAATTCATAGAATTCACCATCGCAATAAGGACAACACATTACCACAATCTCTATAGCTGCATTACTCGTCTTCCAAAAATTAATACTCTTCTTCATATCCTCTTCTCCCCCTTATACCTCTATTAGTTCTGGATTCTCGTAGATGTTGCCAACTACTTCCGATACTTTCAGTTGCCCATCACATTCCAAGTGGTAATAAAAGCTTGGTTCTCTCGCAAAGATCATGAATGCACAATGTTCCTGAACCCATTCCACTTCTCCTATTCCAGCATCGTCCTTCAAGAGATCCCCTTCGTAGGTCTCCCGTCCGTTCTTGTCCTTTAATCCGGTGTACTGGCCGACTGTTTCAGAAAATACGCTCCACTGCGCTCCTTCAGATGTGAAAATGTACATTGTTTCTCCGTCTGTACCTACTACCAAACTCCCGTATACCCATACATCGTCTTTGCGTTTTGCTCGGAACTTAATCTCTCTGCCCATCATGTATCCTCTCCTTTGATTGGGGTCTCAGCCCCCTAAATCATGTAATTGCAACTTTTCTACAATCTGAACGCAATTTTTGCAACCGTGGATTGTCTCAGCCCCCTTATAAGTTCATCCAGCCCTGTTTCGGCCATCGCTACGCTAAGTAATGCGGTCGTTTCGGAGGCCTGACGGCCAATCAGTAATACTCTCTGCCTTCGATTGACTCAGTGACTGTTCGGTTATCTTCGCCTCTCTCATTCTCAATGTCAGAGTAAGCGCCTTTTATCATCTTCACCGTTATGCCAATGTCATAAAGATAGATAATTTTATCCATCAAATCAGAATCATTAAGGACATCCTCTAAGTCGAAATGCATACCATGGTTTTGTTGAAATAGGTTTCGTCGCATTATTTTCGGTATATCGTTCTCTTCCCTTGTGAGTGTCATTGGTTATCTCCTTCCTCAACCGCCTCATAGGTTGCTACGAAGATATCCGGCTTACACGGGTAGAACTCGCCCTTTACGCCTCTGAA